ACGGATTCAACGGATTCAACGGATTCAACGGATTCAACGGATTCAACGGATTCAACGGATTCAACGGATTCAACGGATTCAACGGATTCAACGGATTCAACATATTAAATCATTGATTTAAAAGGATAATATCTAAGTCATTGATTTATAACGATTTTCGTAAGTCATTGATTTATAACGATTTTCGTAAGTCATTGATTTATAACGATTTTCCCTAAGTCATTGATTTATAAGGATTTTCTGAAATACCCCCGTAGTAGCGTCTTGAAATTGAAAAAGGGGGGTTAGGAGCGTCTTGAAATTGAAAAAGGGGGGTTAGGAGCATTTTGAAATTGAAATACCCCCAACTAGATCTACATTTTAAAAATTATCGTCCGTGTCTATCAGTAAAAGAAGTAACATTATTCTGTACTGAAAATCTTATACAAGCTGCATCAAATATATTGTTAGCATATCCTATATTTTTCCCACACAATCTGATTTCCCATTTAATTAATGTCTTATTCCAATTAACACCTGTAACACCCGATGTATTATTAGAAGGTATCCTAGCATTACGCCTGTTAATAGACCTTGATACATCTCTGAGGTTTGACCACTTATTATTCAACCCGTTAGCATCAATATGATCTATATCACCACTTGGCAATTCACCAGTCATATATAAAAATGCAAGTCTATGTAATCTGTATTTCTTTTTACCTATATTTATCCTCATATAATTAGTGTGAGTTGTTGGATGAATCCATCCTGCTATTTTATTGTTCTTTTTCCACCTGAAATTCCCAGTAATAGGGTTATAATGTAAAATTGATTTGAGTTGTGCTTTATTAATCATTTGAATAGCCTCTGGTTAGTAGGTTACGGTTTTGAAGGTATACGCCATTGAATAACCAATTCAACTTTCGACCGCTAAGTCTAGGCGCACATATATACTAAGTAATTATTGCACTTAACGCAAACAGAATTAAAAGTCAGAGAGTGATGGGAATATTTTTTTAGGTTTGTTGCGGAATTTTTTATGCTTACCAGTTTTAGTATTGTGATGCGCATGACACAGCGATTGCAGGTTATCTATATCGTATACCGCTCCACCGTCTAGTATTTCTACTACGTGATCGACAACGGTAGCGATAGTAGCATCACCATATTCATCGCAGTGTTCACACAATGGATTCAAAATTAGCTTTGCTTTACGATACTTCTTCCACATGACCGTTTTATATATGTTACGGCCTCGGTCATCTTTGTGATGTGCGTATTGTTTACGTGGGGATGTGCTGCTGGAATGCTGCGTACATCTAGGGCTAGTGTTATCATCTGCATGATTAACTACATTATTGCAGCCACTGAACGTACACAGCTTTTTAGTCATACCTATGAAACAGAAGGAGGAGGCACTAATGAAGTTTTATTATCAACTACAGCTTTAGTTTCCATTTTGTTTTTGATTGGCTGTTTAGTCATCTTAGCTTTTGGCTGTTTAAATACTTCTTTAGCAGCAACTTTACTTTCAGTACCTGAAATAATTTTATAATCATCAGGCGACTTATGATAATAAGATTTGCTAACTACCAATTCATTCCCAGACGCAATATGTAAAACCTTCAATTCATGCTCTTGCATTAAGATTATCTCCAATAAATTAATTAAAGCGATATTAGTCGTTTAGGCAATAACTGTCAATTCAAGCAAGTGGTTAAAAAGTAGTCAGGTGCGCAAAGTCTCAAAGTGCGCAAAGTTTCTTGTATTACTCAGCTGACCTAATATATTTTAAATATACACTAATTATTTATTTCACTTCTGATTTCCAATTTATCTATATTATTGAGACTTTGCACACTTTATATAAATAAGAGGTAATAAATGTATATAAAACAGTAACTTAAAAAGGTGCGCAAAAAGGTGCGCAAAGAGAAAAGGTGCGCAAACAATGCACACCTTTTTTAAAAACAGTGCTAAAAAACACTAAAAATCATCGTTATAGTAATCTCGAACTGTTTTTATCGCTGACTCATTATTCATAGGGTGCGCAAACCACACATAATGAATGTTCCCAGTTTGTTGCACTTTCATCCTTCTTTTTTCTATTTGTTCGTAACCCATTTCTAATAATATTGCAGACATTGCTCGTTTTTGTGGTAGTTCTTGATCGCCCATGTTGCATAGTTCATTAAGTCTTGTTACATCAAGTATGTTGTTATTAATTACATCGCACTCATGTTTATTGATTGCATCTTCAAGTGATAATCGTTCATTTGATACTGCTATACCCATCATTTTTTCACGGGCGTGTGTTGCGGGTGCGCGTCCTACTGGATTAAAATTTTCGCTTATTTTGTAATCAAGAAGAAATTTGGCCAAGGCATCGGCTCTACGTTCAGTCTCATCAAACAACTCACTGAAATAAGCGGCAGCTTGTTCTTCGCCTCCTAGCTCATCGAATAACGCCTCTTCTGATTGTATTCTTGAATATAATACGCAGTATCGCCTGTCGCCCCGTACTATCGGTAAGGCATCCTTGTAATTGCTCAGTAGTAAGTAGCTTGTGAAATTTGGGACTGTCCTGTGATCGCGGCCTTTTTCTTCTATCTGTACAGTTTTATTGGATATAAACGGTTTCATTCTATCCAGTGTTTCGTATTTGTTGGCACCTGTCACCCGTATTTCTTCAACTGCTACTACTAATGAACCATGCGCCCAACCTGTGAATCGTCCAGCTATTGCTGAACCGTCAAGGTTGGTTACATTGCGACCAAGTATTGCTTGTAGTAGGTTTACGAAATAAGACTTACCATTGCCTTGTGAGCCTTGTAACAACAATGCCCAGTTGACTCGCTTACCTGCGTTTTGAACAACGTATGCCATCCAGTCCAACAAAATTTGCTGTTCACGTTCATCTTCAAGGGTAAACTTAATATGATTTATCAGTCTATCAACGACTTGTTGACCGTCATCATCCATGTGATCACATGGTTCAACATTATGAGATTTATACGTGTTGAGCATTTCCTTATCTTCGTAAGTAAATATTCTATCGGCACTAGGCCAGTACATTGTATCAACCACTGTATCAATGTGATAATCAACCAGTGCCATAGTAGCCGCACTTTTTTCAGCCAGTAGACAATCTGCTTGACGGTCATACTTGGCATTGAATGCTTCACGTTTAATAGTGTAGTTCAACTTGGTATTAGCGAACTGGCAGATAGTTTCAACGTATACCCAATGGTCTACCCAATCTGGTTTATCAATTTCGTCATCAGCGTTAACTAACTGTTCGTTCTTGCGAGGTGTAAACGCTTTCTTGACTTCAGTTTTGCTGAGTCCCAAGTCGCGGCCAACACGATTAACAATGGTTGCTGCTAACATGGCTCTTAGATCGTCAGGTAAAGTTGTACGAGTGACTGCCCTTACTTGGTCTTTGAACTCAAGATACGACTCTTTATCACATACCAACTCGGCTTGTTCTTCTAATGTGGTTACCGCTTCAGTTTGTAATACCTTACGTCCACCAGCCCTATGTATGACGTAAGCAAAAGTGATAGGGTTTGACCTATTACCTGTGGCGAAATTCACCCACTTAGCTTTTAGTTCATCTTCATTATAATCGTCGCTAGCTTGTGACCATTTAGCCCAAAGCTGCAATCCCAGTTTCTGACCTTCAAACTGTCTGTATAATGCCAAACCAACTTTCAACCATGTGTCATAACCGTTGACATCATCTTGGATTGTTTTCAGATACACTTTCACTTCATCAACGGTTAAATTGTCGAGTGGTTGTGCCTGTACAATCGCAAAAAAATCATCGCTGTCGTTATTGTCAACTGTTTGGTCTTTGCCGAGCAAAGTTGTGATCGCTTCTGAAGGTAGTTCAGGCCAAACATCATCACATAGCGCACTGGGTAAACCTTCAAAGGTTAGGTCTTCATAGTTATCACCAGTGGCAATCCAACCGTTACCGCTTGTACGAGTGTCGAAACCTTTGACCCCTAGTAGATCGGAACCTTGACGAATATTTACACAAGTTGGGATAGTGAATGCGTAATGAGCGCCACCTGACGGTGTGTTCTGAACATGGGCATTAGCCCAATCTAACTTACAACCAAGGGCTGCATCTATGTCAGAAATGTTCACACCTTTGTGAGTGTCCACATCTATAAGCACGATACCTTCAGGAATAATGACACCAATGTTTTTAGCATGTGCCATCTCTTTTTTAGTTGACTCATATGTGTGCCAATCTTGTCCACGGGGAATAGCTGGTCGTTTATTCCACTTGTCTTTAGCACTGTCATAAACTAAGTTAATAGGGAAAGCTTTAACTATCTGCATTGGCATATCCATCTATTAGTTTTATAGCTTTAAACTTACCATTTGTTATTTCCTCAATCATTATTGCTTTACTTGGTGGGATATAACCATTGTTAAACCATTGACTTACCGCTACTGGAGTAACCCTTAAACTCGTCGCCATCAGCTTCTGATTTCCAAAATAATCTAGCAATTCTTCTCGATATTTATCTACTTGTTTCATGGGTTATGTCTCTTTATTAATTAACTTTAATTAATCATAGCTTAACTTATTTACTTAAGCTATGATTAATTTTCTAATCAACTAAACGAGAAATACAATGTCATTAGAAATTAAAATTGAAAACTTAACACTGGCGATTAATGCGCTTAATATTAACATCGCTAAACTGGTCAATGTCCCAATCTGTGATGAGCCTGAATTGGCCGCTGAAATTCTTGATCGTGAGTTACCTAAAGCTAAGAAGAAAAAAGAAGCCGTTGTTGAAGTGGAGGCGGTTACTGAGTCTATACCCAGTTTAACTATGCAAGATGTTAAAAATGAACTTAGAGTGATGACTCGTAAAGCATTGGATGCACAGAACGAAAGTTTTAAAAACGAAGTTAAAGGCATATTATCTGATTTTTCAGCTTCTAAAGTTACTGACCTTGCAGTTGACCAATTGGTTGATTTTATGAATAAGATTGAGGCTCTTAAAATATGATAGTTCACGCTAAACTTAGCGCCAGCGGTTCTTCCCGTTGGCTCAATTGTACGGGTTCAGTTAAAGCAGAGAAGGGTATCAAGGACAAAGGTTCTGTATTTGCTGCAGAAGGTACTGCTGCACATGAGTTAGCTGACAGATGTTTAACTGAGGAATGCTCTGCTGATACTAAAATCGGTGAGACTATCGAAGGGTTCCTTGTGGATCAATCAATGGCTGATTATGTTCAAGTGTACATCGACTACGTTAATAACCTCGGTAAGAACTCATTGTACGAAGTGCGTGTTGACTTCAGTCCTTGGGTTCCCGAAGGTTTTGGTACCTGCGATGCTATGGTATTTCAGGATGATGGGATATTAAACATCATCGATCTGAAATATGGTCAAGGTGTTAGAGTAGATGCTGATGAGAATACCCAAGGTATGCTTTATGCACTCGGTGCTTATGAAGATTTTAGTCATATATACGACTTTGAAGAAATTCGTATTAGTATCGTGCAGCCTAGGCTTGACCACATCAGTGAATGGGTTATCAGTGTAAGTGATTTACTCTATTGGGCAGACAATGTTGTTAAACCTCAAGCGCAACTTTGCCTTACTGATGATGCGCCTCGCAATCCTAGCGAGAAAGCATGTCAGTGGTGTAAAGCCAAGCCTACTTGCGCAGCACTTAAGCGCATGACCGAAGATACAATCATTGCTATGTTTGATGACTTAGAACCGTCATCCATGACCCCTAGCGATATGTTAACTGATGATCAATTAGCTCTTGCATTAACAAACAAGAAATTAATAACTGGTTGGCTAGACTCTGTTGAGAAGTTAGTAACCGAACGTTTAAGTTCTGGTGATGACTTTAAAGGTTACAAGATTGTTGAAGGTCGTAGTTTACGCAAGTGGCTTGATGAAGATAATGTATCAAGATGGTTGTCTGAAAAGTATAGCGATGATGAGTTGTACAAAAAATCGTTTTTGTCTGTGACTCAAGCTGAGAAACTAATGGGTAAAGCTGAATCCAAAGCTCTTACCAATTTTATAACCAAACCTGCTGGTAAACCTACTCTTGCAATTGAGTCAGACAAGCGCCCAGCAATTAATTTACAAGAAAGCGATTTTAATGCTTGCTAATACCAAAACTGTTAAGCTACACTTAACTCGTCAATTAAGACACCTAAACTTTTAAATGAGAAATTCAATGAAAATTAAACTAAATAATGTACGTCTGTCTTTTCCTTCTTTATTTCAACGCTCAAGTTTCCAAGGTGAAACTGGTAAGTTTGAAGGCACGTTTTTGTTAGATAAAACAACTCAAGCTGATTTAATTTCATCTATTAATGGTTCGATTAAAGAGTGTGTAAAAGTTAATGGTAAAGGGGCTAAAATTCCTGCTGACAAGATATGCTTTAAAGATGGTGATGACTTTGATTATGATGGTTATGCTGGCCATATGAGTTTCAAAGCTTCTAACAATAAACCACCAAAGATTCTTGACAGAGATTTAAGTGCTTTAAGCGAAGATGACAATCGACTTTACGCAGGTTGTTATGTGAACGCTATGGTTGAGTTATGGTTCCAAAACAACAACTATGGTAAACGTGTCAATGCTAATTTATTGGGCGTTCAATTTTTTAAAGATGGTAAACCATTTGGTGATGGGATCACAATATCTGCTGATGATTTTGATGCTTTTGGTGACGATGATGATTACGATTTCATGAACTAGGGTTATAGTTCTCCTTTTGGCCACCTTCGGGTGGTCTTTTTTTTCTCTACAGGATACCCCTGATGAAAAACGTAGTAACAATTGATGTCGAAATATACAAAAATTACTTTCTCCTTTCTGCTTTAAACAGTGCTGATGGTAGCGTCCGACACTTAGAAATTTACGATGGTAAGAAGCTTAACCATCGTGTATTACTTGGTATTATGAATAAATATACCACTTTAAGTTTTAACGGTAATGGGTTCGATTTACCTATCATTACCGCTGCACTAGCTGGTTGGCCTGTTGCACGTCTAAAAGCTTTGTGCGATAAAATTATACAAACCCATGCTCCAAGCTGGATGATTTGCCGCGACCATGATTTAAGTATACCTTCAAGTTGGAACCACATTGATATCATGGATGTGGCTCAAGGTACGGCTAGTCTAAAAATTTACGGTGGTCGATTACATGCTCCTACTATTCAAGATTTACCTATTGAACCCGATGCGTTAATAACGCCTGATCAACGTGGTCTATTGCGAGACTATTGTATCAATGATTTAAAAACGACATATAGTTTGTTCATGTCGCTTTCAAAGCAGGTTGACTTGCGAGTATCAATGTCTGAGCAATACGGTTTGGATCTTCGTTCTAAATCTGATCCACAGATTGCTGAAACTATTATTAAGTCTGAGTTGAATAAACAGACAGGTAAGAAATACTTTGCACCAAAGATTGAGGATGGTGTGACATATAAGTATCAAGACCCTAATATCGTTACATTCAAAAGTGATCAACTAAATGATATATTTAAAGAAGTGTTAAATATAGATTTTAGGCTGGGTGCAAATGGTGCGCTTAAAATGCCACCTGAATTAGCTAAAGCCAAGATAACTATTGGTCAAGGTCAATACAATATGGGTATCGGTGGGTTACACAGTTGCGAGAAAGCACAGTTTGTTACAGCAAATAGTGACGAACATTTACTTGAAGTGGATGTCGCCAGTTACTATCCAAACATCATTTTACAACAAGGTTTAGCACCTAAGTCAATGGGCGACCCGTTCTTAAAAGTTTACGAGTCAATTGTTGATCGTCGCATCGCGGCAAAACGTAGTGGCGATAAAGTAACTGCTGACACTCTCAAAATTTGTGTCAACGGTAGCTTTGGTAAGCTGGGTAGCAAATATTCATCACTATACGCTCCTGAGTTATTACTACAAACAACGGTCACTGGTCAGTTGGCATTACTCATGCTAATCGAAGCGTTTGAAGATGCTGGTTTGCAGGTATACAGTGCTAACACTGATGGTGTGGTCGTTAAGTGTAAGTCACATCAACTGGATTTATTACGCAATATCTGTTTTGACTGGGAGATGTCTACGTCATATGAGTTGGAAGAAACCCATTACCGATCACTGGCTAGTCGTGATGTTAACAACTATTTGGCAGTGACCACTGACGGGAAGTTTAAGCGTAAAGGTATATTTGCTTCGGGCGGGTTAGCTAAGAATCCTGACTGCAATATTTGCTGTACTGCTGTTGCTGAACTTATAGCTAATGGAATACCCATCAGTGAAACAGTCGTGAACTGCAAAGACATTACCCAATTTGTGATTATCCGCAAAGTCACAGGTGGTGGTAAGTGGCGCGATGAATATTTAGGTAAGGCTGTTAGGTTTTACTACAGTAAAAACGTGGATCGTAGTGTCAATATTGAATACGTTAAAAACGGTAATAAGGTGCCTAAATCTGATGGAGCCAAACCACTAATGACTTTACCCGATACGTTACCCAATGACATTGATCATAAACGCTATATAGCAATGGCAGAAGATTTGTTAAAAGGAGTTGGTTATGCGTGAGTCAACAATAGAAATGAATTGTAGTAAATGGGCAAAAAATAATGGATGGTTAGGTTTCAAGTTTTCAAGTCCACAGCAACGAGGTGTACCCGACAGGCTTTACATCAAGAATGGTTTGACGGTATACGTTGAGTTTAAAGCACAGGGTAAACACGCGACAAAGTACCAGCTACATACCATTCAAAAAATGGAATCCTATGGAGCTATAGTTCACATTATCGACAACTTGGAGGATTTTATTGATGTTATGTCGTGAAGACTTGCATGAGTATCAACGTCGAGGTGTTGACTTCATACTTGATAAGAAACGAGTATTCATGTTGCTGGATATGGGGCTTGGTAAAACAGTCACTACGTTAACAGCTATTACCGATTTAATTGATAGCTTTTCAATCAACAAGGTATTGGTAATATCACCTCTACGTGTCGCTAACAGCGTTTGGCCTACCGAGGTGAACGAGTGGTCACATTTGTCGCATCTGAAGGTTAACATTGCAACAGGGAGCGAGAAGAACCGTATAAGCGCACTTAGTACAACTTGTGACATTGTGAGTATTAACCGTGAGAACATTAAATGGTTAGTGGATTATTACGGTAAAGGTTGGCCATTCGATTGTGTTGTAGTGGATGAGTCCAGTAGTTTTAAAAACAATGGTTCTCAACGATTCAAATCTATTAAGAAAATACTACCTTCTACTGAATACATGATCGCGTTGACAGGTACACCTTCTCCAAATGGCCTGTTAGATCTGTGGAGTCAAGTTTTCTTGATCGACTTTGGTATTGCATTAGGTCGCACGATGACTGCCTACAAGAAGCGGTTTTTCGAGTCTGATTTTATGGGGTATAAGTTTGAACCTAAATCTGGATCGTCAGAGAAAATACACGACCTAATTAGACCGTTTACTTTGTCCATGTCTGCGGCAGATTACCTTGAAGTTCCTGACCGAATTGACAGTGTTCTACCTGTAAGGTTACCTCCTAAAATTATGGCAGAGTACTTTGAATTTCAGAAAGAACTTATATCGTACATCCAAGGTGAGGAATTGGAAGCACAGAGTGCTGCTGTTTTGGCCAACAAGTTATTACAATGGTGTAATGGCGCAACTTATACTGATGAGTTTAAAAACTGGATAACATTACATGACGTAAAGCTTAAAACTTTGGGTGAACTGATTGAAGAAAACGAGGGTGAAAATATTCTTGTTGCTTACAACTTCAAGACTGACCTCATTCGATTGCAAAAAGCTTTCCCTGATGGTGTGGTGCTTGATAAAGAGCAAAGCACAATCGACAGTTGGAATAAAGGTGATATTAAACTTATGTTTGCTCATCCTGCTTCGGCTGGTCACGGGCTAAATTTACAAAAAGGTGGGTCTATGATCGTTTGGTTCGGCCTTAACTGGTCACTGGAGTTATATCAACAGTTTAACGGGCGATTACATAGGCAAGGACAAACTAAACCTGTGAGAGTTGTCCACATAGTCGCTGAAGGTTGTATTGATGAAAGGGTGATGGAAGTGTTGTCTAACAAAGACGCAACTCAAAAAGACCTGCTTCAATCTCTAACTGGTCAGATCACTACTTAAAACTATTGGTGTTAAGGTACCTTTAACTTAACAACCATTAGGACTCAGGAAAGATGGCTAAAATATTTGAAAATGTATGTTGTAGTAGATGTGGTGGCACAGGTCATTATTCTTTTAATCAAGCTGATGGGTCCACTTGTTTTAAATGTAAAGGTTCCAAAACTTTTTTAACCCCTCGCGGTCGTGCTGCTCAAGATTATTACACTAGTCTTATAACAGTACCTGCCCAAAGTGTGCGTGTTGGTGATGTGATTTTCCCTATGTCATACGAAAAGAGAGGGGTAGTCACGAAAGTATTAACTGCCTCTGAAGATAAAGAATTATTACACCTGTATGTAAACGGGTGTTCTTATGGTATGGGTAAAACGTGTACCGTAAAACTAGCTTTAGTTGGTGACGAAAGACAAGTAAATATTAACAAGGCGTTAGCGTTTCAAGACAAACTTACCAAGGCTGGTAAGTTGATGAAAAAATATCAATTATCATAATAAACTTAGCCCTTCGGGGCTATTAACTTAAAGGTTCAGCAATGAATAAACAAAAAATTATCGACAACTCGCCAGAAGGTGCAACGCATTATAGAAAGAAAATAAATGCACGTGGCCATTTATTTATGATTAATATTGAAGGTAGCAACCCACACCATTTTATATGGCTGGGACGTACTTATGGCGGGTGGTCTAAAATGCCATTTAAACACCCGAATTTGCACACGTTTACAGAATTGGAGAACAAACATGACGCATGAATCAATGATTATTAGAAATGATCCTGTTAGAAACCCTTCTCATTACAAACTGCTTGGTGACTTTGAATCTATAACTGTTATTGCCAGTGCGATGACTGATGACCAATGGTTTGGCTTTTGTCTTGGCAATATTATCAAGTATAGATTACGTGCTGGTAATAAAGGTGCGCTTGTACAAGATATAGCTAAAGCTGATTTTTACGAAGAGTTGTATGAAAATCATAAACATTTGTGTCGTAAAAATGAACAGTAGTCCAGCATTACAAGACCTCATTAAGCGGCATGGTTATACACCAACTGGTAATCTCCATGCTGATATTAAAATAGCTAAAAAGTTTATGCCAGCGGCATACAGGAAGGATTAAAATGTCAAATGACTCATGGGCTACCCCCTTAGAAATTTACAATACTCTTGATAAAGAGTTTAATTTTTGCGCAGATATGGCTGCAAGTGATGTTAACCACAAGCACCCTATTTATTGGACTGAAAAGGACACTCCCAACTCATTGCAAATGGATTGGGCCGATGCGCTTAGTCAAATGGATATTATTAGTCCGTTTGTATGGTGCAACCCTCCCTACTCAAACATTAAACCTTGGGTTGAGAAGGCCATTACTGCTCAAGCTAATGGTGTGGGCACTGTTATGTTGGTTATGGCAGACCCTTCGGTGATGTGGTTTGAACGTGCGAGAAAATATGCCAGTGAAATTCGTTTTGTTTGCTGTGGCAGAATCGCTTTCTTAGAAAATGGTAAAGCCAAAGGTGGTAATAATAAAGGTAGTGTATTCTTGATTTTCGCGCCTAGACTAATAGGTACTGGGCTTGTAAACTTCGTACATAGATCCGAGTTAATGAGTTATTAAATGGTCGAATTAACAGTGCAAGAAGTAGCTAGACGGTTATGTAACAATCGTAAGCTGTCATTGGATAATGCTAAAGAGTTAAGTGAGCAACGTTTAAATCGACGTATGAAAGCCTCACGAGAAATAGAAAACAGAAAAATTGATAAAGAATGCGAGCTGGGGTATTAACCCAGCTTATTTTTAAATCTTAATGCGATCACCTGAGAGCCATGTGTATGTTTTTTTAAACTTGGCCGCTCCCATCTTACTACCAAGACCTTTATCATTTTCGTAGAAAACAATATGACCTATGTTGGTTCTATAAGTCGTCATCACTTTTACTTTTTCGCTTGTGCCTCTTTTTAAATATACGCTCTGTGACATTTTAATTACCTTAATCGCATTTCACTATCGTTAATTCCATTAGTACCTCGGTCAGTATTTCCGAGGTCATCCGTTTCATACATTTCATATTCAATGTGTTCTTGGACTATCATCTGAGCAACTTTGTCTCCAGATCGTAGTTCAATTATATCGTCGCCTGTATTAAGCAATGAGATCATAACTTCGCCTCTATAATCACAATCAATAACACCGCCTAATACACTCAATCCAAATTTGTTAGCAAGTTTACTTCTTGGCCAGATAAGACCAACTGTTTTTTCAGGTAGCGCAAATGCCAAACCTGTACGCAATAATGCTCTCATTTTAGGTGGGATATTCACACTATCTAACGTGTGCAAATCTAAACCTGCAGCCAAACTCGACCCTGATGTTGGAGTAATAGCTAAGGGGTCAAGCTTCTTGTATTTAAACATTAATTGTATATCTCTTGTTAGTTATGTCGGATTTGACTTCATAAATATACGCTCCAACCAAATTATTACAACTGCCTCATTAATATTCTAACCGATAATTTTCATATCAAATAAGTGTTTACATGCAAATTCGTATGTAATATATTAAATATGGAGTCAGCAAAACAACTTACCAAAGGAATATGAAAATGAAAACAGTAACTCAAAGCCAAGTAGTTGCCCTTAACATGGCAATTAATCTTTTAAGTCACAGCGAATCAGATCATGCAGAACAATGTGTTTTCCATCTGAAAAAATTGGCTGAAATGGTAACGCCTGTTAAAAAATGCGATAACTGTAAATGCGAAGTGAAAACGCTTTTCGCACCATTTGATGAGGGTGAAGAACTGTATTGCTCAGATTGCCAAATGGAAGCTGAGAATGACATCAACGAAAACAATGACCACAACTGGGAATAAAAACCTAGCCCCTTCGGGGGCTTTTAATTGAAAGGATAAAATTATGTTATTAAACGAAAGAAAGATAGTTCTAGGAATCTTATCTTATGTGTTAGATAAGGGTTTTTCTGTTAGCGTGAACGATGGAGAAGAAGATACCCTTTTTCATTCGACAGACATCAATGAAATATTTGAGGCATTGGATACTACAGGAGATGATTACATCTTTTTTCATGATGCTGATAAAAAAAGCTTAGGGTATTACTGGTTAATTTACGATAACGGTAATGATGGGTTAGACGTAATCACAGACTCAAGTGTGACATCATTAATAAATGAGGTGGACTTGCAGGTTGTTTATCCACTTTTACATAAATTAGGAGAATAAACGTATGTTAGTTAAACCAATTAAAGAATTACTGGGCGTATACAAGAGTATGTACGCAGCCTCCAAAGAGTTGAACATATCAGCTATGCAATTGAGTAGGTGGGTTAATAGTAACGCTGTGGTGGATGATGAGGGCGGTATATGGATTAAAACAAAAGGTCAATTTGAAGTAGAGACCTTATCTAGCCTAAAAAGTTGGCCTACTGAAGACCGTATTGATGTGATCGGTACCAATGGAAATGAAGGCGAACATTATGACAACTGAATTTGTATGTAGCGCATTAGCCCATGACGGACAAGTGTTTCAATTGGAAACATGTGCCGCATGTGTGATTTATCAAGCGATAGACCAGTTTAGAAATTATGTTCATGATTGTGGTGGTGAATGGGATTGTCTCGTTACGTTATCAATTACTGCCATAGAGGTTGACTGTTAATGAAAAGGACAAAAAAATACAATCCCAAAAAGAATGTGTACCTCGAAGCAAAACTAGCCCTAAAAAACTCAGCAGTTGGTTTTGTGACTGGTAGCGAAGGTTGCAGGATGGTTGATTTGCGTACACACAAAATATCAGACCCTTCCCTATTAACAACTACGCGATTATCAACGTTACGACATAAATGGTCTGTTTTTATTGCAGTCCTAGGTGTTGATAATCATAACAAGCGTTATATGAAAGCCGAGGAAATTCAGGTCAACCAAGAATGTCTACAATCAGAACTCGTTGACATATTAAACGAAAAACATGCAGCACTCGGTAAGAATTTTAACAAAAAGCATTTAGTCAATTATGGCTGGATTGGTACACCATTTGTGAAAGAGTGGCGCGAATCAGAAGCATTCGATGTGTTAACCAATTTAGGTGCTTTTGAATATAGATTGGAGGAGCAAGAGTAATGAGTAGTAGAAAACAACTTAACACTGATATCCAACTCCAGATTTTAGCGCAGTTATCTATGAATAATGTTTTATTAATGGCTATAGCTGATAAATCAATTGATAGGGCTACCCGCGACAGCTTCAGAGATGCTCAAGATTACTTTAGCAGCATAAATAATAAGTTAGTGGAACAATCCAAAGTTTTGGATAAGAAGGAGCAAGAGTAATGGCACAAGAAACAACAACTGAAGAAATGAACAGAATAGTGCCTCTAGTTGTCGCTAAGATGGAACATCAAAGCTTTCAATCAATATGTGATGAATTAGGGCGATCATACCAGTCACTACAGCAAGCATTGCGAAGGCGTGGAATATTAATTTCGATGGTGAAATACGGATACAAGAAAAAAAAGTCATCATATGAAGAATATCTTAACAATAGGTCTTATTAAGGAGAAAGAGTGATGATTGATTTAACACAGTGTGAGTTAAAACGACTATTACACTACGACTCGCAAACTGGGGTGTTTACTAGGGCTGAAATAGGAAAGAAAAACTTTGGGAAACTTGCAGGTTGTATTAATGACGTTGGTTATGTGTGTATAAAATTACACAGTAAACAATATAAAGCGCATAGACTGGCGTGGTTATATTCATTTGGTCATTTCCCCAGTAAATTTACTGACCACATTAACGGTGTTAGAAATGATAATAGGTTGGTGAATCTTAGGGAAGTGGACCCAATTCAAAACAATAGGAATTCAAAAAGAACATCGTTAAATACGTCTGGTCAAATGGGCGTAGGTTGGAATAAGCAAACCCAAAAATGGAGGTCAATTGTACATGTTGAAGGAAAAGGGGTCTTTCTTGGGGCGTTTAAGAATAAGGAAGACGCGATAAAAGTGCGTAAACAAGCTGAAATAGAATACGGCTTTCACAAAAACCACGGGCGTTAAAAGATGATTGTTAATAAACCATTATCGTTTACAGAATTCAGGTTAGAAAATAAAAAACTTATCGAGTCTCAAGCTTTTTTACTAAGGAAAGAGTCTTGGGAAGTGGCTTGTATAAATTATCAAAATTATTTATTAATAGGAAAACAAAGTGCTTGATTTAAAAAAATGGTTAGCAGTAAAAGACCATCGTGTCGAGATGGTTAAAAGTTATATTGAGGGTAAGACAGTTACTGAAATATCAGTAGAGTTCAATCGCCCAGTAACATGTGTTAGGTATCATATGTCGGAATATATGCCGTCACTTGACGATATTGATGCGTACAAACGCAAGTTTGCTGCTAAAAAACTCAAAACAAAAAGGTATGATTAGTAAGTTAAAAAACAATAACCCCTTTTATTAGGGGTTATTGCCCACCAGATTTATCCTGAGTACTCACTTGTACCTTCTTCTACAATTACGCTTTTCACGGGTTCAGGATATTCAAATAACTGTGCCAAATGTGATCGTCTTGCGGCCATATCCTTATGATAATTTTCTTCTTTCGCTTTAACTTTAGCTGGGTCAGATATGGATTGTTTTATTCCCCATACATACTGTTGTTCCATCGGACTAAAATCATGTATGGTTGCAATAATTTCATCACCTTTAGTCATCTTAAACCAATCATCATACATATGAAGTTCAATCCCTGTTTTGTCATCCATAATATGTTCTTCGTTTAATTTTTTAAACCTAGGGTTTGATAGGTTTTCATGCATATACTTTAAAATACTTTCAATACTTAACATAACTTTTCTCCAAAAAGAAAGAGGCATTACGCCTCTTAATCTATTAACCTAAGCTAAAAAATCCCTTTTGTTTCTTAGGTGATTTGACAGCCGATGTCCCAACCTTCACAGATTTTTCATCAACTTTAACCTGCCCTTCAGCAAGGTTATGTGGTGTATCTTCCGTTTTCATTCCGCTGTCCATTCCTACTCAACCGCGACCACCACCATGTCCACGACTATTTTCAGCTAAAATAGCATCCAACTTAGCGTTTTGCTGTGCATTAGCCACTGCATCAGAAACACGAACATCTGCCGATTGATTGGCTATGATTGTCGCTAATCCAGCATCAGTTTTGGCTTGATTTGAAACCGCCAACAACTTAGCTTCACAGCAACATTCCGCAGCCCTACGAGCGTTTTCGTTTTGCTCTCTGGATAAGGCATTAAACTCTGACGTAATAAAACGAGAGTTGTCGTTTAGCTTATCTGTTAAGGATGTAAAGTGTTGATCTGCAATAGAGCGGTTAGCAGCGTCACGCGCACGATCAGCAGCACTATCTATTTGAGATAAAATGCTGGCATGCTGATTTGTATTCGCATCTTTATTTGCTTCTACTTTTGCATTAATAACTGAGCCATCAAACTCGAAGTTAGCTCCACGACCGCCACGACCAAAACCGTATCCATCACCACCATACGCTGCACGACTTAAAATTGAATCACCTACTAAACCACTATCTATACTCATAATATTTCACCTTTATTGATTTAGGTCAGAGTTGACCTGCGATATTTATAATATTTTATTGATATTAATAAAAGGGGGGATATGAAATGTCACAGAATCACGTTACAGCGAAAGGTAAATGTACTTATTGTGGGTCGAGTTTAAAGAAGTGTGTTCAATGTGAAAGATGGTTCCACTCCGCACGTAAAAATCATATTTACTGCAGTAGTAGGTGTAGAACTAGGAAGCGTAGACTAAATTAGGATTTTTTCATCCTCATTCCAAATGCTGTTAATATACAAATACCCAGCCAATATTGGTAGAATTGTGGCATTGTTTCTAGGACTCTGAACCCTTCCCTAACGTGTGGCGCTGCTGCTGGAAAGAAACACGCGATAGCTGGTATAGAAAGTACTATTGTCCAGTACTCATCCTTCCAAGAAAACTTCATGCCATCGGATAGTATAAGGGCTAGTTCAGCCTCCTTATCATCTGCATTCATAACTCGCTGTACTTTCTGTTGAATTACAGCAGTCTTGTTGTCACTACGTTTTGACATGTAGTTGGAAATTGGTGATACTAAACCCTTAACTATTTCACTTAACATATTATTTGTTCCAGCTTTTAATTTACTTAGATCAAATATCGTACCCGCTCACATTACTAATAAATAGCGTATTAACACCTGCATTTGCCACTTTTATCGTACAACGTGGTAAATCCAATATCACACCCGCAACACCTGTAAAATCACCATTTGGTATGGTGGTAAATGCCTCACTACCTATCTGCCACTGCACATCCAAACTACCTGTGGATTTTACACCGTAAGTACCGCCACCTATAACTAATGTTTCGTTATTTAATAATTGAGCCATTACACTATACCTTCATTTGTTAAAATATTATTTACTAAAGTTATCATTATTCTGTTCTAAGTTCTAGTTCTAGCTATAACTATCCCTGTGGTTTAAATCGTGTTTCGTATAGATAAGAAGCCTGCGCTTTACTTATTTGAACTTCATCTGCTGTTGGTGGTGGTTCTGGTGCAAGCAATCCATCAACCATAACATCAAGTTCTTCTGCTGTTAATCCTGTGCCCTCGTCATCATACGGATAATTGAACCCCAGCGATGATATGTCGACTACAGCGGGAGGATTATTAGCACCAGACACAAACAATGTAATTGTGTCGTATGCAGCAGCGTGTGGATACATTGCCAATAGTGTCTCTGGTGCTAGTGCTGTGTCGTAGATGTAATATTTTGGTATATTCATGACTGCTCCGCTATGTCAATCGTCCGCAAATCACTTATCCACTGCGTATCATTATTACTTAACGTATACGTATCGCGTACATCTGATGTTTGAGCTATGTTTTGATATGCCACTGAGTTGTTGGCTTGTTGAGAGTTTTCAGTGTTGCTAGCTGCGTTAGCCGCTGCGTAGTTTGTTATCTCTTTAACTGCTATACCTGCATCAATTGTCACTGTGTCATTAGCTGCATGGCCTGTAACAACAGTGCCAACATAATGAGTTGTT